ACACCTTTCTGTGAGCTAGGTATAGCTGCCGCTGCTTGTGATACTGCTGTCGAAACCTCAGTATCAGTATTTGAGGCTTCTATCGGAAGTCCATTTGCATCAGCCTTTAGCATTTTTCCAGGGGTCGCTGTAGAAGAATGGTCAGAAGTTGAATCTATTGCGTGTAGTCGCAAATGCTTTTCATCAACAGCGTCATCAATGTCACTCACAGTTGAATTTGGCTTGTCCAATATATTTGCCCAGTTAACTTTGCTGGCATCGATCTTCTTGTAATCGCCTTCGGCGTCGCCATCGTTTTGGAAGAGCATCCAAAGTTCGACTGTCCCTTCAGTGGTTGTTATCTCTACAATATCACCAATCTGAATAGTTCCAGCAACCCATTCCTCACTGATATACAATGCCAGAGTTACCTGTCCAGATGTAATGATATTGGTGATCGCCAGATTCGGGAGCTGAGCAGGTGGGACTTTGCTGTCCGCTCCCAAAGTAGCAACACCATTAGCTACACCTTTCTCGGTGCTGGATATAGCCGTCCCGCCATCACCCAGATATACATCATTTGGCACACTAAAATTATCACCACGCCAGCCCTTGTATTTAATAATCATTTTTTAACTCCTTTAAATTTCAACATTACTATCAACGTGAAAGCCATCTTCGATTAAATTCGTAATATTTGCGTGCAAAGCACGATTTGACCAGTCTTTAAGCATCTTCTATATACTCATATTTATAATGATTGTTAAGCATTTCCAATTAATTGTAGTCGCAGCTTTACCAGTTACCTTAATATCAATGGCATCTGTGCTATTAGCTACAAAGGTCGGTTCAGAACCCCACGCACTATCATCTTTTTCATTAGCCAAGCTTGTCGGAAAACTACCTACCAATACTGGCGCAGAAGTGCCATCTTTATTCCAGAAAGTTGCATATAAAAATCCCGCACTGTTAGCACCGCCACTTTCTATTCCTGTTATCATTGCCAGAATTAATATCGTGCTATCAGCACCAATCGGGATCGTATCAATAACAGTAGCAGTCGCATCCGTAGTAGTTCGCTCAGTCTTGCGATATACACTATTTAACCAGTTAAAATTTCCTATAATTGCATTTGTTATTCCCGACATCTTACAGCTCCACAACTCTCGCAAATTTAGAAGATACCGAAGTTACTTGTTTTAAATGCAAGTAAACTGGCTTAGTTTTATCTTCTTGAAAACCACGTGGCACTCTAATTGGTTCAAGGCATTGGGCAGGCCAAATCAAATCATTAGCGGAGCTGTTAACATCAGTAGCACCACAACTAAATGTAAAATATACATCTGAATCTGAATAAATGATTAGCCAATAGGCTTCTTCACTTAATTTTTGATGTGCCTGTGTTTGAGAACCAATATCAACCGCTGGCAAAACATTCCAGCCAAGCTCAGCGTTAATATTTGCCGATTCTACCACCGAATATCGGCTTAACCTTTTTAAACTCTTTGCATTGCCCATTGTTAATCTCCATTAAGTTAATTTAAATGGACGTCTTGGCGGGCGCACCCGAACCTCTGGCATCCTGTTTTTTATTGTTCTTTCTAAATCCACTCTACTGCGGGCATTGCGGTATTCATAACCCTGAATATCATTTTCAGCATCAGCCATTTTTGCCCGTATATATTGCTCAATTGTATTAATTAAATCATTACCGCAATTAATATAAGCATTTTCATCTGGATTGGATATTTCAGTAACATCTTCCCATAAATTAGTATCGGTATAATCAACCTCACTTAAATCTGTCGAACTTAATGCACTCGATAACCTCTTGTAATAATGATAACGAGTAGCATAATCAGCACGCACACCATCGGTAATATAAACGATTTCGCCGACATTAACAGCTGCAGTTTCGGCAGTTGTATGGTTATAGTAACTGCTATCTCCATCTGGATTCTTTACAAATACATATCCCCTTGTAGTGTATTCGAGCTCAATTCCATTTGATACATCTAAATCTGGTGTATCCCATTCGTATTTAGTGCTAAGTTTATAGAGTTTGAAAGTGCGCCCAAGATTTTTCCATCGCCACTCATAATTATTGTAAGTATCGTTAGCATTATCGTTAATATTTAGGGAAATCAAACTCACCATATTTGCTGGAAAGTTATAATCTTCAACACCATTAACAATATCAATGTAACTATGATTTATGTTTTCCCACGATAATTCTTGAATATTCTGGAAAGCATCTTTAACATAAGCAATAATAAGATTTGTATCGGTACTACGAACTCTTTCCATTAACTCTAATAACTGCATATTTCACCTATCTCTTGCAATCGCCCACCTGTAAGTATATGAGTGCTGGGATCATATCCAATATCAATAAATAAAGACGACGTATTACCACTATCATCAGTAAGCACAACTTCAAGACATCCAACAGGATAGATATAAACACTTGTATTTGGCGATAGAGCCGTGCCAGCTTTTTGTCTTTGCTTGCCATCATAGCAATCACAACTTAAAGTAACACTTAAACCTGTAGTAACCCAAGTAAGTGTAATTTTCTTACCAGCTATTGCGCTTTTACTTACATCACTTATGAATTTTGTAATTGCCAATTCTTATAACTCCTTACGTAGTAGGCACATACATAACTTCACACGCTAAATCTGTTGAACCACCTCTCTTAGCCAGAATTTTACAGCCAGACCCTAAAAGAGTATCTGGCAAAACAACCGCTTGACCAGCAGAAAGGGTCATTGTACATATTGCAGTAGAACCATCAGTATCGGTAATTACAATATTCATTGTATCGGTTGACGTAGAACCAAGCACAGAACTTGAACTCCACGCATAGCCAGTATGCTTAACGAATATAGTATAATCAGCTGAACCATCGCCAGTAATACCAATGGAAGTGCCTCCACTTGTAGCCTGAATATACGTAGGGCTACCGTCTGTATAACCAGATACTGACGCTGTATTACCACTTGCAGTTACCGTTGTTTCACCACTACCGCCCAAAGTTTTACGAATATCTTCGTGAAGTGTTTTAGGCAAATAAAGACCAGCTGCCGTGCTATCACTATCAATATAAACCATACACGAAGTTGCAATTTTTGCTTTTACTGAACTCATTGATTAACCTCTTGTAATTTTGAAATGTAAAGTTTAAGTCCATCAATAGCATACTCTTTATATTTTATACTATTATTGAAACTTGTTTGTGATTTAGCAAGATATATATTGGCTATGTTTACCACTGCCGTTATCTGCTGTAAATATGATATTGCCTTATTAAGTTCAGCTGAAAATTTCTGAGCTTCATTATTCACAAGAGCCGAATATTCACCTAAGACCGATTGTGATTCCACATTATAATTAGAAATATTGACATTATTTTTAGCTTGATATTCGTTAAGATAGGCACTAACTTTACTGCTATATTCAGATATTTCTGAGTTTCTTAAAGCAGTGAGTTCGCTAATATAAGCCTGCACCTTTTGAGCATAAGTTGCTAATAACGCATTATACTCATTTATTCTGGCGGTTACAATTGCACTATAATTACCTATTTCCGCAGTAACCTTAGCCTGATATTCATTGATAAACGCTGTTACCTGTGCCTGATATTCTTGGATTTCACGATTTAATTTGAATTGCGCCTCTTGAATACGATAATTTACATTAGCATTAAACTCTTGTATGTAACCACTTATTTCCGCTTGATATTTAGCTATTAGCGCACTGGATACAGATTGATATTCAGCTATTTTAGCGTTGTTTTCAGCTGTGAATTTCCCTAATATCTTCTGGTAATTAGCCTGATATATACCTATATCACTTTGACTTTCGGCTACATACTGGTCAATAATCTTCCTTACATTAGTTGAATAATGCTGTATTTCGGCATTATAACTTTGAATTGCCTCCGTTATATCAGCCTGATACTTATTGATTCTCGCAACGTAATCATTAATAAGTGTATTTGATACAGACTGATATTCTGAAATTGCACTATTAGTTTCTTGGGCAAATTTCTGAATGAGCTTTTCCCAGTTAGCACGGTATATTTGTAAATCTGAATTACCTTCAGCTGTATATACATTGACTAGCTTCTGAACATCAGCAATATATTCCTGTATTTGGTTGCTATAACTTTGTAATGACTCTTGAACTTGGATTTGATACCGTTGTAAATCAGCATTGTAATTTGAAATTATAGCATTTACTTCGACTTGATAAGCCTGTATATTGGTATTAGCTGTATTTACATATTTCTGAATGAGTTTCTCATAATTAGCCCGATATATTTGTAAATCTGAATTGCTCTCAGCTGTATATTTATTGACTAACTTCTGGACATCATTAGCATATTGCTGAATCTGTGCCTGATAACTACCAATCGCCTCACTTATATCAGCTTGAAATTTAGATATATCAGCTTGTTTTTGGATATTCCACTCATTAACGTCAGCTTCCATCTCAGCTCTAAATACTTGTGTCTGACGTTGAACATTGGCATTATATTCACCAATAGCACCTGTTGCCATTTGACTATAACGTTGAATTTCTGCCTGCACTTTACCATTATACTCACTAATCTCTGATTGAACTTGTGCCTGCCATTTAGTAAGCTTGAATTGGACTTCCTCAGCTATCCATTCCTGAACTGCTGCATTAACTTCTTGCTGATATTTATTTAAATCACCAATATATTGCTGAACTTGTTCATCAAGATCATTTCTGCTATCATTAACCTTTGCATTATAAGCATTAATTCCACTCTGAATTTCTTGAACCTTTTTCTCTAATTCAGCTCGATAACTCGATATATCATCATTAAATCGTTGTAGTTCAGCATTAGCATCAACTTGAAACTTGTTAATTAGTGCCGATTGTTTTTGAATATCTAATTGCGCCTTCTCTATATCATCAATACTAGTACCCATATAGGTATTAAAATTCGACATATCGACTTCATTAACTGGCATATTGAATGTAGGTAATGATTTAGTCATTGTTATAGTCGCAGAAGGAGCATCACCAGCTGAAGTGTATGAAATTGTATTACCTGGTACATTTATAACAGATAAATCCAAATCAGTAAATGTTGGTGCAGATGTTAATGCTAATACTGGTAGATTAATGCCAGATGGCATAGTTAATGTACCTGGATCGGTAACAGTTTTGTTAGTTATCGAAAGTGTTCCGATTGCCGTCCCAATAGTAGGTTGAGTATAGGTAGGTGATGTAATTCCACTAAAATCTATATCAGCTTCACTTAATGCTGTCGGCAAAGGATCAAGTTCAGGCACAACTAAGGTAGGTAATTCTATTGGAGCAGGTGCATCTGGTTGAGTATAAACTGGAACTTTTATACCAGATAAATCAATATTACTATATTCAAGTGCATCTGGCAAAGTATCAAGTGCTGGGACTGTCAATGTTGGCAAGGTTATACTATCGGGTGCTGTAGGAGCTGTATAGGAAGGCTCTGTTAGCCCATTAAAATCCATATCAGCTTCAATTAATGCCGTTGGCAAAGTATCCATTGTACTTAATGCCAACACTGGTAAAGATGGCGCTATAGGCATTGAAAGCGTACCAGGATTGGTAATTTTTACATCCTCAAGTGCAATAGAACTTCCACCTGTAGTTTTTAATGCCAAAGCATTCCAACTTATATTTGTATCTGCCTTACCAGAAACTTTTACCAATATATTAGAAGACGATACTTCAAATGTTACCCCATTCCATTCTTCATCAGTAACTTCAATATGCGCTCCCGTTTCATAATCACCAATTTGGACTGGATCGTTAGTGCCATCTTTTTTATAAGCGATAAATAACGCATAACTACCACTATTTGCACCATCATCCGTAATACCAGTAATCCATAATTGCATTTGTAAAGTTGTGTCATCTTCCATCGCAACTATAAGAATGGTCTCAGCAGTTGCATCAGACGTATTAGCCTCACCAGTTACAAATACATTTGAAGCAATTGTTCGTTGCAGAACTGGTAAAGCTGTCATAACTGGTAATACCAATTCTGGCAGAGTAATTGTTTCACTAAAAGTAGGCCAGGAATCACTTGCATTGGAAAGGGTAAGAGTTGGCAAGGTTGTCATTGGCTCAATTGTCAAGGTAGGCATTGTCGGAGCTGTAACATCTGACCAAGTAGGAAGTGCTGCATTGAATAATGCCAAATAACCAGTTGTAGCCGTTGTAACTTTAGCCAATTCTGTTTGCGCCAAATCCCGCCATACACCAGCCAAATGGGCATAATCCTGATGAATAGCATAATCTAAAATAATTGTCTTTACCCCACTTACCGTCATCTCAGAACTATCACCATTAGTAAAAGTCAATGGTGAAACATAAGTTACATAACCAACTGCACTTGGCGTTGGGTCGGGCTTGATATAGACTTTATTTGCCATAACATAATAAGCAGGAAACAATTCAGTTGCCTTATATAGACTTGTAGATGTTGCAGATTGCGTTACAATTAATCTTATTGCATCTTCACTTGTAACACTATTAGCACCTGTTATTGATATAGTTGCATCATTTAAACTTGCCACTATCGGAGCAGAAAAAGTATTAGTTATTGCATCTACAATATTTTGAGCAGTAATCTGATTTGATGTTTCCTTAATGAAATCACTTTTCTCAGTAGTAGCTGATTCTTGACAATAAAGTTTAATACCATCTATAGTTATTGCTTTACCAACTGCTATATTAGCATAATCACTAACAGTTATTGTAAAAGTAGGCGTTAAGTCCTGAGCATAAGCAAGCCCCAATCCAATTTGCTTACAAGCTCTGCCATTACGCCTTACTTGAACAATTCGGTCTGAAATAACAGTAAAACCAGCATTTGACGTAATTGCTGAACTATCTTTCCAAAATGGGATGGCATATTCTATTGGTAGATTACTAATAACGAAATTAGAAGCGTTATTTAAGAATATAATTAATTGGTCATCAGTAGTATTGGTAATTTTTACATCCTCAAGTGCAATAGAACTTCCACCTGCAGTAGTTTTTAATGCCAAAGCATTCCAACTTATATTTGTATCTGCCTTACCAGAAACTTTTACCAATATATTAGAAGACGATACTTCAAATGTTACCCCATTCCATTCTTCATCAGTAACTTCAATATGCGCTCCCGTTTCATAATCACCAATTTGGACTGGATCGTTAGTGCCATCTTTTTTATAAGCGATAAATAACGCATAACTACCACTATTTGCACCATCATCCGTAATACCAGTAATCCATAATTGCATTTGTAAAGTTGTGTCATCTTCCATCGCAACTATAAGAATGGTCTCAGCAGTTGCATCAGACGTATTAGCCTCACCAGTTACAAATACATTTGAAGCAATTGTTCGTTGCAGAACTGGTAAAGCTGTCATAACTGGTAATACCAATTCTGGCAGAGTAATTGTTTCACTAAAAGTAGGCCAGGAATCACTTGCATTGGAAAGGGTAAGAGTTGGCAAGGTTGTCATTGGCTCAATTGTCAAGGTAGGCATTGTCGGAGCTGTAACATCTGACCAAGTAGGAAGTGCTGCATTGAATAATGCCAAATAACCAGTTGTAGCCGTTGTAACTTTAGCCAATTCTGTTTGCGCCAAATCCCGCCATACACCAGCCAAATGGGCATAATCCTGATGAATAGCATAATCTAAAATAATTGTCTTTACCCCACTTACCGTCATCTCAGAACTATCACCATTAGTAAAAGTCAATGGTGAAACATAAGTTACATAACCAACTGCACTTGGCGTTGGGTCGGGCTTGATATAGACTTTATTTGCCATAACATAATAAGCAGGAAACAATTCAGTTGCCTTATATAGACTTGTAGATGTTGCAGATTGCGTTACAATTAATCTTATTGCATCTTCACTTGTAACACTATTAGCACCTGTTATTGATATAGTTGCATCATTTAAACTTGCCACTATCGGAGCAGAAAAAGTATTAGTTATTGCATCTACAATATTTTGAGCAGTAATCTGATTTGATGTTTCCTTAATGAAATCACTTTTCTCAGTAGTAGCTGATTCTTGACAATAAAGTTTAATACCATCTATAGTTATTGCTTTACCAACTGCTATATTAGCATAATCACTAACAGTTATTGTAAAAGTAGGCGTTAAGTCCTGAGCATAAGCAAGCCCCAATCCAATTTGCTTACAAGCTCTGCCATTACGCCTTACTTGAACAATTCGGTCTGAAATAACAGTAAAACCAGCATTTGACGTAATTGCTGAACTATCTTTCCAAAATGGGATGGCATATTCTATTGGTAGATTACTAATAACGAAATTAGAAGCGTTATTTAAGAATATAATTAATTGGTCATCAGTAGTAGCAGGTGTGCCACTCACTACCGAGCCAGTAATTGCTCTTATTGCCGTCAATAGTTCTTTTGCCATCAATCACCATTTAGAAAAGGGTACAGGGTGGTCTCACGACCACCCATTTCCCGATGTCTAAACAAATAACTCACTCATATCAACTAAATGGAGTGGCAAGATTACCATCACCGTAAATCTCGCCATCTACGAACCAATGACCGCCATAAGCCACAAGGTCAATATAACCGCCAGCAAGCCCGCCAGTAGTGCTACCATTCATATCAATTGAATCGTCATCAGATTGATCAGCAGCAAAATGCGCTAATGTGGAATCATAAGCGCTAACATCCTTATCGTGAATAACAATTCTGCCATAAAATAAAGACGTTGCAGCTGCCGTGTCAATGCCATAGTTATTACTGGTTACCTTAGTTTTAAATAGAAATTTAAATCTGCAACCATCATAAGCAGTTGGTAGTGTCACAGTTGCACCAGCAGCAACATCGAAAATAAATGTCTTGCCGCTATCAGCGATTGTAAGAGTCTTAGCAGCAGTGATAGTTTCGACACCACCGATCATCTTGCTAACTTCGTTTATATGATCAATAGACCCAATTAAAGGTTCTTTACCCATAATAACTCCTTAAGCCCGTTTCCAAACGGCGTGATGTTCAGGGGCTTTACAAGCTAAAGCCGCCTCAGTTTGGATTAAATCGACACGACCATCAATACCAGAGTTTTCCAGTGTTTGCACACCAGGAATAACACGAGTATCTCGATTAATCCCATTTCCAACTAATGGACGATATTCGACATCATTCATATTAACAGCCAGAATTGAAATGCCAGTTCCGTCAAATTGTGGCATATAAACCAAATTCATATTCCCATAAGGAGTCCAGATTTCGTGACTGGTAACAGAACCATCGCCAAGTTTAATGTCTCGCCATCCTTTATAATCCATACTCATTGAAGCATAAGTCGATGATGTAGCTGCTTTAAGATTTTGCAAAGCATAACCAGAAATTTTCATTAGCCAATTAAGCGTCCACTTATCAACTAACCACATTGTAGCCTTTTCATTTTCAGCTTTCATACGACCATCCATAAATGTCGCCATATTATCCAGAAAATTATCAGCATTTGTAGTTGAAGCCAATTGGAAAATCGGGCTATAATTCAAGGCATAATCAACTATACCTTGAGTGTAATAAATTGTCTTACCTGAACTATCAGTGCCAGTTCCAAGAGTTGACCATAACATACCACCTTCGACATCGACATTATGCTCAATAACTTTATCACGCCACAAACGAGCAAACTCATTTGGTTCAATTTTCAAAACAGTAGCACGAGTAGTTTCATCCATTGCCAGCGTTGTTTTGAAAATCTGCGTATTAGTATAACCAGTAGAGAACGGATTATCACTCCAGCTATTCGGGTAACCAGTACCACGAGCAAATCCAGTCATAACAACATACGAACGAGCTCTTTCTAACTGATCAAAAACTCGTAACTTAACCAAATTAGCTGCCGATAAACTTGAAATTGGATAATCAGCAGTATTATCAGCACTACCCCAACCAGCAAGATCACGATTTACAGAAAGTCCATCAACAATCGTAAGTTTCAAGTCAACAGTATTAGTATTGAGAATAACTTGCTCAATACGTCCTGTAAAATGATCAATAGTATTAAAAGAAGCCGCATCAGTATGAGTTGCACCCGCCGCAGCAGCAATACACGGGATCTTTACTAATTGTCCAACTAAGAAAAATTCAGGTCGAGTTCCTGAAGCCCCAACCGCAAATGCATTTCTAGCTGTTCCCTCTACATTATAGACAATACCAATATTGCCAGCCGACTTATAGTCAGTAGCCATACGAACATAATAAGTATCACCAGCATTTACATTGGTATAAGTAACAGTAGCATCAGTTGTAGAATATCCAGCAATACTCGTTCCGTGAGCAACAACATAAGCATAACGACGATGAATAGAACTGCGTCTCTCCAGCGTTTTAGGCTGAGGATCATCCGTAGGTCTCTTGCGATATTTACTCATTAGCGCCAGTAGTGGAGTGTTCGCCGGCCCCACTTGCGTTGCTTCCGGTATTGGTAAAAAACCAAAAGTTCGCCTTAAATCGCCAGTATCAAGACTTGAACCAGTTGAAGAGGCATAACCTTCGGTAAGACCGGTAAGATTAGAATCTAATGTTAAAAAATCCATACATACTCCAAAATTGTATGGAACTAAGGTGCTTTACTTTTCCTCTCCCAGAGAGGTTATATCAAATCCTCCGCTTTTTTTAATTGAATCCATAAATATACCGCTTGGGTCACGTCCTTCGCTCCCTTTTATACCAATCAAATTAGGCGGAAGATTATCTAAAACAGACCTTTGTTCCAGTTGTTTTTTACGTAATTCCTTAATTACGTTTTCCATTCGTTTTTTATCCAGTTCTTCCTGATGGGTAATAATCCAAGCAGTTTTAAGGTCAAGCCTTACATTTTTACCCTGCTTTTCAATCCAATCATTAAACTGGTCTTCCGTCAAATTGTATTCTTTCATTAGAGATTGCTTTTGCTCATTGAACTCACGCTGAATTTCTTTTTCAGACATTTCAAGTTCTTTGGCTTTTTGCTGTTTTTCGTATAAACGAGCAGCTTCAATAGCCATCATAGCACGCAATACTCTTCCTGAATCAGAATTGGGATTCTTGACTGCCTCATCTTGATCAAACACAAATTCATCCTTATTAATCCCCAATGCTTCAAATAAATCCGAAGGTTGCTTTGGAGATTCAGCCTGTTTAATTTGCTGTTTGATAGATTCGAGTTCCTCACGTAACCTATTAGCTTCTCTTGTAGAGCCAGAATAACCATCATTAGCCTTTTTTAAATCAGCTTTAGTTTGCTCCAATTCTCTTTGGAGTTCTTCTACTGTTTTCGGCTTTTCATCACGATGTTCTTTATTCTTAGGTTCGCCTGAGGGAGCGTGAAAAATTCCTGCGAGCAAGTTGGCATCGTCTTTAGCGATGTTCCCAGCTTTCTCCTTTTTTTCTTCAGCCATATTTACTCCTATCACAATTTAACACCTATAATATAACAAATTTTTTAAATATTGCAATGTAAAAATACTCCAATAATATAATATTCTTGATGTAGAATAAACTAAATTGTTTATAAACAACATATTCAGATTTTATTTATTTTCATTTTGTTTCGCACTTTTCTTGATAATTTCAATATCTTTCCTAAATTTATCCGCTTCTGACAGCATTTGATTGCTTACAATATCGGCATTAGCCTTGATCGTTTCACGAACTTTATGCTGTTCCGCTTCAGTTTCAAGGACATCTTTCCGCATTTGCAAACTACCCATAATAGTATCAAGTTGGATTTTGCTTTGAATCACTTGACGGCGGAGTGTATCAGCATCGCCTCTTAACTGCTTAATTTCTTCATCTTTTTGCGCTAAAGCCTGCTGTAATTGAGCAATTTCATTCATACGTTGCATAATTCCTGCTTTGTCTTCAATTTCAATTGACCTCAAAAAGGCAAGTTTATCAATTGCGCCTTTTTGGTAATACTCAAACATCTTATATTCTTTAGCCTCACGACTTACCGGCCAAACCGAATCGGCAACCTCTACTACATCGAATTGCGCCGACTGATAATCGAAATACTTACCTATTATTTCACCAACATTATTGAAAATTGGTTTATTAATTTCATATTCTTTATATTCACTTTTTTCATTACCAGCTTCAGACGACACAATTCGATATATTTTATGGGCTGTATATGTCTTCTGAGCAACATCCTTAAATACTTTGCCAACTTGTCTCAGCCACGGATTAACTGTATTTTGCAAATAGGTTCTAAGTCTGCGTGTCCCAAACTCATCCATTAAAGCTGTGCTTCTAAATGGCTCATTAGTAACACGTTCCATTCCCATCATATAATCACTTATTCCAAGTGAATATGAAATATCACCTTTCCCCATTTGGGTAAGCTCATAAAAAGCATTATTGAGTTGGGAAGGCGCTCTCTGTACTGGTGGATTATCACCTACATATCCAATAAGACTACCTGGAAGTGATATATCTTCTTTAGCTTCTACAAGATTGACAAGTGAACCTTCCTTATACCACCAACCAGGATTACTGGATATATTGGCGTGATGGACAACTATCTGATGGCATTTATTAATTTCTTCCTGTTTACCTGTAACGAATTTAACTGCACTAATTGGACACGGATTACCAGTATGAATAAATGGAAGTGGAATAATCGTGTAATTTTCATACGGCATTATTACATCCCAAAGATATTTATCGCCTACAACGCCTTCGCTTCTAATCCTATCTTGATAATATTTGATTTCACTACCAGAAATTATAGTGCTGGCAATTACTGGGTCTTTAATTAATAAATTATATTCGCCCTCAGTAACGGTTCTCTCGGTTGTTTTTGAAACTTCATTTGTTATTTCAGCATTTACCTTGCTTTGCATCTCTTGGAATTGAGCCATTAGTTGATTTTGAGCTTTCTCAAGTTCAATTTCAGCTCGTTCTGGTATAATCTGCCCATTAGCAACCATTTCACTATACTGTTTCTGGAGTTCTTTAATTTTGACTTGAATTTCTTTTTCAAATTCTTTAAGAGCCAGCATAGAGTTTTTTTGCATTTCATCTAATTCAATTTTGGTAGGTGGTGTTTTTTGTAAAAAGGTAATATAGGGTATCTTTACTTTACTATAACACTCATAATAACCAATTATTTCATCTTGTTCACCAGTAGTTTTTATAAAATCTAAACTTTCTATCGCTGTATCATCCCAATAAGCACGTCTTGTAATTCCCAGACAATTGCCACTTGCATTTTTAATTATATCCGCATACTGAGGCAATTCACTCATAAGCTTTTGCTTACCAATATTCTTTGCAACTATCATAAATTTAGCATCTCTTGAAAATACATCAGTGCTTTCAGGATCAACAAATAATTCTTCTGGTTCAATTCTGCCAAACTTTACATCACCATTGCCTCTATCAGAATTTTTATCAACGTAAATTTGTAAAACACCCTTCGACTTTACAATTGCATCGTGTATAATCTGAGAATATATTAAAGTGCCATCACTTAAATCCCAGCAATAATCAGATAACGCAGTATGCAATACACCGACTTCGCTATCGAATCCTGACATATCACGTCCAATAGTTTTCCAACGTGGTTTGTTAGCAGTCAAAAAGTATTCCATAACAAGAATAGCAGGTGTTATGCGATTGACGGTAAATGTTGGCATATCAGCATCTTTAAGATCTCTAATTTCACTGGCAGTTAATTGTTTATCCTCAAAAAATGCTTCGCCTTTTAGCAAATTATATTCCCAATCCCAGCGTTTAGGATTATTACTTGCATTAAAAATACTTATTATCTCCGAAACACGTTTGTCTGGTGATACTTTTTCAAGTCCTATGGTTTTTCTTGCCATTCACTAACCTCACATTACTTTCCACGATTTTGCTCTTTTCCTTTTGATATACCATTCGGTATTGGCTTCTTCTGGCGATTTTCTCTTGATATAACCCTGTGGTGGGTAAGCAGATACATTTGCATAATAAAATGCATCTATTTCATCCGAATGCGCCATAGTAGCCCCGAAATTTATAGTTTCTTCAATAAGATTATAACTTTCCTCACGGTAATAAATCATTCCTTGAGTATAAAACGGATTAAGATAAGATGAAATCCGATTAAGCTTGTCAACTCCACCTGGTTTTTGAGGATTGCCAATTACATACATTTTATTTAATTTCATTTTTCTTTGCATTAAATCCTGAAAAACACTTCTATTTAGCGATACATCTTCGATACTTCCGTATAAACAATGAAATTCATCATACATTTCGATATAATAATCCACTACGCCCTTTTTCCCTATAAGCTCATCATTATCTCCACGCAACCCACTCATTGGAATATTCTGATGTCTTTCTGTTCGCAAATGATAGCGTCTATTAAGCCCATCAACAGCAATAGCAATTATACACGAATAGCTACTGCTTCTTGTGGCAATATCCGTAGCTGGATCGCAACCGAGAAAAGTATTTACCACTATCTTTTCGCCATTAATTACAAGATAATTAACTCCATTACCATCTCTTATATTGCCACCTTCGTGCATAAATATACCATTGTGAAATTTGATATGATCACGTGTCCAGATAGCAACATCAGATGAGGCGACTTCAAGTTCATATTCTTGATAATAAAGCGCTAATTGACCACGAGATTCTAATCTTTCTTTGATTTTATTAAGAACATATCTTGGCAAACGGCTATTCCATAAAACGCCACCTGGCATATCTGGTTGAGTTGAGGGATAAACAAATATTTTCCACGGATAGGAATCTAAAGTACCTTCAGCTTTACATTTTTTGTAAGCTTCTATAAATTCTTGAGCTATTGATAATGGTTGCGGTGTATTGATAAAAAATAATCTACAACGTGGCTTTTGGTCAATTGCTGGTAGAATAGCACCAAAAAGCGTATTACGTAAATCTTGCCTTGCACTCTGAGTTTTAGTATTAAGTTCATTTTCAATATCATCAGCAAAGACCCTGCTAAAACGAATAGCACCGCTTTCAATAGTAGCTTCAGTTTTTCCACGAATACTTTTAAGATTACTACTACTAATCAATTTGTCGCCATAAATTGTAGTAATTTCCTCCTTATTCCATATATCTCCTCTTAATTTTCCAAATATATTTATAATATCATAGTTTTGTTCAAGATGCTTAGCTATATATCTGACATTACCAATACTATCATCTTGAGTTTTAGCCGTCCAACCATAGAATAATGGCTCACGATTTAACATTTCATTCCACCAATATTCACCAAGCACAAATCCTTTCATTTCAGCACATTTTTGGAGAAATTGTTTGGAAAAACAAAAATCGTGAATAATACTGCACTTAATTAAAGTAGTTTTACCTGAATCTCTGGCTATAATAATAGCACAAGGTTTAGTACTATCGCTATTAATCTCATCAGCTAATTCATAATGAAACAATGGCGTCTCGGATTTCATAAAATCACCAGGTAAAAACCGTTTGCCAAATGCTATTAAGTCAGTATAAGTGAGATAAAGCATTTTTTCAATAGAACTGATATTATCTGGTAAATATTTAAGTAATCGCATCTAAGCGACTTGCATGCCTCCTTCAATTACAAATAGTTTACTCATCTTTTTCTTGGGAATTAAGCATTTTAGGACGTTCAATTTTATCAACCATATGTGATTCATCACGGAAAAAAGAAATACCAGCAAGTAACGGATTTTCGGGTTGAGCCTTTTCTTTATCATCCATTCCAATATATTCACCAAGTTTAGTGATCGCATTTAATTTATCACGCACTGCGGTTTCTTTAGAATCAGCAATAGCCTTAATGGACTTTATAATCCATTCCTCATCAACACCTTGTCTTTTAGCTGCATCAATAGTTTTTTCATTCATATATTTCCTTATCCTTTCTTGTCTGGCTAACAAATAGCCATATTTCTTAGCGTATTTACCTACATAACCAAATGCCATACAATAACTAAATTCAATATCGTTACCAGTTAATAAGAAAATAGCAAATAATACCTCTTTAGGGGTTAAATATTTACGTCTGGTTATGTTTTTATATCTATTGGTGACACTATTAGCATTAAGAACATAACAACTTTCACGAATATTGAAATCAGTATCCATTTTGTAGTTTTTATTGGGTGGAAATGTGCCTACAATCGTTCTAATAAATCCCTTTGAATTACGCAATATCTCGCAAACTCCACCATCATCAGCTTCTACCCAATCACCAACTTGTGCCTTACGCCAGTCAGGACTTAATTTTGGCACTGAATTATAACGATTAATAAAATAACGCTCAAAATCTGCCTTATTATTAAATACAATATGTTTTATCCCCTTAATTGTGTTATACTTATATTCTACACCGTATTGTGTCTCAACGTGAAATTTCATAACATCTCAGCTAATTGAAGATATTTGTTCTTAGGATAAAACACTCTGCGAAAAGCAGATACAAATTCGGATTCACCGCATTTAACCTCAATGGGGATATAATTATTTTTATGCCAATAATCTATTTCATCAAGCATTTTGCAAAGTATATCAAAATATTCAACCCAGTTTATTTTAGTCATAGTTTTTACTCTCTATTGCCAGAATATCATTTTCACTAACAAGTAAATTCTGTTGTCCAATACTTTGACCTGAAAATTTCTGATATATTACAACATCATCTTTTGAAATTCCTAGTTTATTTGTGCTATTAATCGCAATAACAATTCCTTTAGCAATTGGTTGCTCAAGAACTGTATCAGGTAAATATAGTCCGCCTGCGGTTCTATCTTCCAGAATAGGTTTGATAATTACACGATCTTTTAATGGTTTCATCGTTTCATCTCGCTTACTGTAAGGTTTATATACTCTTCGCCATTATGCTTCAATTTCTTCCAACCAGATAAATAATACATTTTGCCGTTAATGTTAATCTTACCCTTAAAATCAGGTTGATTTTCAGTTTCTTTTCGCTCATTAATGAACATACTACCAGTGTTAGGTTTTATTTCCCACATACTTAGTCCTATTTGAAATTTTTAAATATTAAACATACATTCTCAGGTAAATTGTGATCCAATTCAATATAAACTATTACTAACCCATCATTAGAACCTCCCTCAGTCGTGTAATTTAATTTTATACCCGCCTTCTCTAACCAAGTGCAAGCTCTGGTGAAATATTTGTAATTACTACTATCTAACTTGATTTTAAGCGTAGCCTCACATAATTGTCGCATTATTATTCCTTTCTGAGAAATTTTCTCAATTTGAACCAAATATAGGGCTTAAATATAAATCTTTTTATAAATATTATTAATTCAGGTCTTAACGTACTGCCACAATATTGACAATAATTATCATATAGTGTCCACCTTCCACAATGACATAAAACCTCAGTACAAAGTTTATCTGTACCATCAATCTCTTTTGCGTGTCCATTTTCACAAACATTAAGGTCACAATAAATATTAGTACGTGTTTTTCGCATATTTACTCCGATAGATATGCACAAATTTCTCAACTTTTTGTGCGCTCCCGACGGGTGTTGCATAAAGGCTGTGCATTTCATCTTTATTCAATTTTATGCTCTCTAAATAAAGATGACAATATATCAACTAATCTCCAATAATTTTTAGTTTTTCTCATCTGCATTCTCTCTACTTTCTATCGAAGTCAATAGTATGAACCTGTCAATACCTCGCAGTATCTTTATCGTCTGCTTGTAATCATTACGATATTCACGCTCAGCACGTGCACTCCGCCAATCACCCGCCTGCTCATACTCTTTTACCTTAGCCTTACTCTCTTGATATGCCTTGCTAAGTAATTCTATACTATGCTTCATCTCTAATCTCCTCATTCATACCTATAATATACTATCATACGCTATCTATTACAAGTATTTTTTGATTTTTATCAATATCAACTATACTCCACCATCGGAATTTATATAAAACCCGTTTTGAAAAATATACATAGCTATTTAGTGAAAGGCGGTAATTAAACCCCGCCGGCACGGTTTTGGTTTTGCCTTTTCGGATTTTCGTTGAAACCGATTCAGATTTCGGGATAAAATACGTCGTTGCAGTGCGCCGGACAGAGAGCAATCCAGTAAGCGACTAAACAATGTGAATAAGACGGTAGAATTATATAAAAACTATTGCTTTTCCGTAAATAATATCGTAAATTACTGGTGAGATTTGAAAACAGAACAAAAACAAAGGAGAGTAAAATGAAAACATCACCAAAGAAATTAACACTGG